CCCACCACACGGGTGACGCCCTCCGGGGCCGTCCTCCGGTTCGACAGCCAGAAAGAGGCCCGCCGGTATGACTTCCTGATCGAGCGGGAGCGGCGCGGGGAGATCCGGGACCTACGCCTGCAGGTTGACTTCACCCTCCAGGAGGCATACACGGACACGGAGGGCCGCCGGGTGCGGGCCATCCGGTACAGGGCTGATTTTACATACCACGAGGGCGCCCAGGGGGTGCAAGTGGTGGAGGACGTAAAGAGCCGCGCCACACGCACCAGGGAATACGCCATGAAAAAGAAGTTGCTAAAGGACCGTTTTGGAATTGACATAACCGAGGTGTAACCATGAGCATGACAAGGGGCACAAACCCGGAGCGGGAGGCCGTCAAAGAGTACCTGCAGCAGTACCATGACGCCAAAGTAAAAAAGCGGATACTGGAGGAGCGCCACCGCACCCTATCTGCCGAACTGCGGGACCCGGGCGTGGGATCCACATACAGGACCATGCCGACCGCAAAAAGGCAGGCCAGGGAGGGCGGGGCCGTGTCCCTTGTGTACCGGATCTCCGAGGTGGAGGACCGGATCGACCAGCAACGGGAGGCCATGGCCAAGGCCGTCCTGCACGTTATGGACATGATCGACATACTCCCCCAAAACTCCATGGAGCGCACCGTGGTGGAAATGCGGCACATCGACTGCAAGCCCTGGGAGAAGATCGCCCAGGCCGTACACATGAGCCGGTCCCGCGTATTTGACTACTACAACGCCGCCCTGGACACCCTGCTGGCCTGTAAGCGCACGGGGAAACTGGTGGGGGAATACATGGCCGGCAAAGAGAAAAACAAGCGCGGATAAAAGATCGGACGTCATCGGACTTTTTACTGTGCTATATTGATAGCATGGAAATCGGGAGGGCCACCAGGGAAACGCCTGGCGGCCCTCCCCTTTCCATACCTGAGCCGGGCGGAGCGTAGGCGCGGGGGCTTTCCTCCTTTCACCCCGCAGCGTCCGCAGTACCAGAGCGGACGCAGCCCGGCAATCACATGGCCATGGGCGTCATACCATGGGCGCCCATGGCCTCCCCTCTCCGAAAAATGAGAGGGCGCCCCCCATTTGGGTCCTTCCCAGGGGGTGCGACCGTGCGGGGCGCGGAAGGCCCGGCGTTTTTCTCCAAGAAAATCCCTGAAAAACGGGCCGTTACGTTACGCATTGACG